TTCGTCATCTCGCAGGAACGTCAGAACCACGGAAACCTCAGATAGAATCAAAAGATTCGTCACATCAGGTTTTTGTCGTAGTTCAAACTCCAAAGCGGCAAGTCGGGCAAGCAGGCTGCTTAACTCCTGAGTGTCTGTCTTGTTCTCCGCGTACTGCTCAATCCGTGGCACAACCTCCGCCACGGTATCAGCCACCTCTTCAGTGGCTAACTCTTCCAACCGCCTAGCCGCCGTGAGGATAGCTTGCTCGCGTGTTTGTTTGTCATATACGTCATCAGCGTTGATATAACGCCGTTTGGCGGGTGCTGCGTCTGCGTCCCTACCTGGCTGTTGGTAGTCGGGGAGGTTGAGCAGGATTGCTGCGAGCATTATTTACCCTTGACGATAATCAGCCCCATGAAGGCTGTTACCAGTATGCCAACGACAATCCTGACAACCATTTTCAGCGCACCGGATGCGTCTTTAGCCTCGCCGCGCACCGTCTCATAGTCCTTCAGTTTCTCTTCCAAAACGTGAATGTGTGCGCTGGCGGTGGTGATCTTCTGGTCATGCACAACCAACTGCTGCAATGCGTCAGTAATCCGGTCAAACCGCTTGTGTAGGCCGACGATCTGATCCTTGATCTCGGCGGTATGGCTGCGATGTTCCTGCTCACAATCCCGCACTTCTTTTTCAAGGTGCCGGATGCGCTCTGCAATGACTTCAAGGCTGTCCGCCATGTTTCACCTGATCGACAAGATTGTTATAGGTATCTGTTGCTGTACTACGAATCTCGCTAGGCACCTGTGCGTCTACGACGCTGACTACATCCAGCGCGGCCTGCAACGCAGCGTTATCCGACTCGTATGTGCCGTCGCGAGGGTCAATCTCGGTGTCAGGAATCAGGTTGTTCAGTGTGCCGGTATCGACCTCAACCTGATCCTTCTCGTTCATGCCAACGGCAGGCAGGGCATCCATCATCGTGTCCGGTGCGCTGTTCACAATGTCCACTACTTGCTCAACAGCCTTCTCACCTTCGGCAATCATGTCTTGCAGGACTGATTGAACGTCCACAGGTTCGTCGCTTGCCGCCTCGGGCAGATAGCCAAACTCTTGTTCAAACTCCTTGATCGCCTGCTCTAGCCCGTCACGCAGTTCGCGGATGACGCTAGACACCTGGTCAACCAGAACAAGGTTCGCCGGTTGCGTGTCGGTAAAAAACTCCTCCAACACAATCCCCGCATGACTGTCGGCAATGGGTTCGAGCAGTGTAGGCAAGTCCTCGCCACTGAACGCATAGCCGTCAAAGCTGGGCATCTTCTCGGCACGGGCTTTGAAGTCAATAGCGTCCATCGCTGCAAGCAACAACATGATCGTCCACCCCTGCCTTTCTCTATCGCTCATACCCACATTCCTCTGCCGCACAAACTGCCAGTGGCTAAACATCAGTCATCAAACAAAAACAAGTTTCTGAATACGTTGGTCACTGTGCCGCCGCCACCTTCGCGGGGGATTAGGCGGGCTTCAAGTTTGACCAACATCCGTGCGCGTAGCGTGATACTCGCAACAAACCGCCGCCGAAGTGTGACCAAGCGACGAAACACCGCCAAGTGCGTCACGCTTGCTGTGCGGAGTAGTCTCAACGCACGGCGAATCAACGCAACGTGAGTGATGCTTGCTGTCTTACGCAAGCGCAATGCCTTGCGGGTGTACGCAGCAACGTGCGTCACGCTTGCTGTCTTGCGTAACTTAATCGTTTTCAGCGCACGGGATAAATGCGTGATTGTGGAAACGGACAATCTGCTCAATGTCAATTTGCGGTCAAAAACAGCAAGGTTTGCAATGGTAGCAATGCCGCGACGGAACAATGTCAGTTTGCGGTTGAATCGTGCTGTGTGGCTGATTGTCCCAACCCCGGTGGAGTAGGTCAGAACCACAATACCTTGCGCCCCCGGAGCGCCCGCTGCAAGCAATGCGCCGCCTGCGCCGCCACCACCAAACTGAAGCCCGGGATCACCAAGTCCAGAACCGCCATTGCCGCCAAACTCTGGAGCGCCAATTCCGCCTTGGTTAGCGCCTCCACCCGCACCGCCGGGGCCTGTTGTACCCGCACCACCGCCTCCGCGCCCTGCGGAACCATTGCCACCCAAAAACTCAACATCGCCCACAAAGGTTCCAGAGGCGGCAGTTCCGCCTGCCCCGGCAGCGGTAATAGTTGCATTTGTACCGCCAGAGCCGCCTCTTGCGGAAAGCAGCACAGTGCCACCACGGGACACTGTTGCCACTCCTCCAGCGCCGCCGCTCGGAACACTATTAGGCGGAACTACAATGCTTAACACATCCCCCGGCGCAACTGCTTGTGCATTACGCCTGGCAAAAGAGCCGCCTTTACCGCCGCCGCCGTTTGTCAATGCTTGGGACATACCGCCTGCGCCACCCGCGCCGATGGCCTCCATCTTCATCACACCACCAACGACATCGCTTCCCACCGTGTAGGAACGAGTGCCGGTTACGACAAAGCGGATTTCAATGGAGGCCATGTCTTAGGTTTGCTGGTTCTTTACGTTGGACACACGACGACGCTCGTTGTGACAAGCGCGACACCTTCTAAAACCAGTTTGCGGGTGAACAATAGTATTTGCCTCAGTAAACTCATGGCCGCGCAAACAATGTGTTTTTAATTTTTGAACTGCGCCTGTGCCCATTCCAGCAAGCAACGAACCTCTTGATTTACGGAACTTTAACTTTGCCGCAATGTTACAAAGACGGCAGGTTGTTGCGTTTCCTTTGCTTTTGATTCTGTTCTCTGGCACCCACGGATGACCGTTTTTGCAAAAGTCTGGATTTACTCGCAAGGCAACAAGTTCACCGCGCAAAATGTTTTCCAACCGACTGACTGGCTCTAAATGCTCAGGGTTTACGCAACTACGATTCCGGCACAAGTGATCAAGGTCTTTTCCTTCTGGAACCTTGCCGATTTTTTCTTCATACACGTGGCGATGGGCAACTGTAGTTTTTGACTTTGAGTATTTGGTTGGAGAAATTGAACCATACCCAAAAGCGTTGATACGTCCTTGCCAAATCCAGCAATCCGTTTTGTACCCCGCGCTTTGTATTGAAACCTTCGCCATCACTTTTTCTTCAAAAGTCTTGTACTGACCACGAACCGAACCCGCTTTATTCCCTTTTGGCATATCAACCTCCTGTAATAACAGAAGGTATTGTATCATGCAGCGGGATTAGGTTTGTTGATTTTCAAAAGTAAATTCAATACTATCCGTTGCCTGTAACGGAATCGATGCAAAATCAGACTTCTGCATTAAGACCCCGCCAGTACTTGCCGTGAAATAACCGGCGTTTGTAACCGTAATATTCCCTGTGGCGGTATATGTAAAAACATATCTGGCCGTGTCGTTAGTGAATGCACGGGTTACACGGGTGGGCGTGATTGCAATACGCGCTGTGCCGGTTTCGGTAAACAGCGAAGTGTCACCGACTGCGGAAGTGCCCGCGCCCGTGCCAATGTTGCCGTGATACGTTGTGACTTGCGGCACAGTGTTTGAGAGGTAGCCAGCGGCTTGCGCCCTGCCTACGTTGGTTACGACATCTGGCATCACATTTCCTTTTTCATCAACCGTTTGTAATTCCACAAACGAAACTTGAACATGAGCGTGTTGGGCTTGCCCAAATCAAACACACGCCCGTCAGCCTTGCGAATCACAACCCGCGCAAGTTCGCCCTGCGAGTTAATCGGAACGGCTACAACATTCGGGTCGCTCATCACACCTCCTGATAAAACACAGTAACAGCCACATCACCAACATTCGACAAGTTGATGACAAGTGGTGCATCAACTGCACCTGTCAATTGCTGACGCTTGCTGATCGCCCATGCAACGTACTGAACCGCTGTGCCGAGTTTTACGGTGATCTTGGTGCTTGTGCTTGCCACCGGATCATTGATGGCATACACCCATTGCAAACGGATACGCTTACCCGCTGACGGTGTTACCAGTGTTGTGTCACCGATTGCTGTAACGCTAGTGGCGACACGCAGGTACTCGCTGTCAGTGCTGTCAAACGCTCGGACGTTGTCCTGTACGCTAGACAGGTTACGAATGTCTAGGTCGGTTGCTGTAACCGTCGCACTCACACTGCCACTGACAGGAATGGGATTGCCTACGTCATTGGTGATTTCAACCGTGCCGCTAACCGTGGCATTTACGTTCTCAAGCGCCGCCAAGGTAGCAGCGTCAAGGGCAACAGGCTCAACGATATTAGCCTCAACGGTCAGCGCGCCGCTAGGTGTGACCTTAACATCGTGATAGCCGCCACCCCCGCCAGTGCTAAATCCTTGAATCACGCTGTGCGTAATCAGTCCATAGTCATTGGTGGTCAGCTCCGCGCCAAGCGTTCTAACCTCTGCCCTTGCCCCCGGTAACTCAGGGTCGGATATAACCACACCCTCACGGAACAGATTTGCCCCGGCTGGCGTTGTTACGCCAACACCCTCAAGAAAGTCGGAGGACAGGCCAATCTGGACTTTAGCGTCTTGGCTCATTGAGCAATCGTGCTTTCATCAACCATGAACACCGGACTCTCGTCCGTGCTGCCGTCCAGTTCCTTATCGTCATCAATCATCACGCACCACTGACCGTCTGCGGTCTGCTGTACGCCGTACCAGTGCGTTGTAGTGCCGCTGCAACCACGTTCAATGGCTTCAGCAGCGGATACGCCCCACGCCTCGGACTCGTTTGGTCTGACTAGGTATCTCATGCTGTTATCCCGAAGTAAGACATGATGTTGGACTCAATCGCAGCGCGGTTGGCGGATTGGTCGGATGGGTAGAGGATGATTTCTGCCGTTTGCGTTCCGACAACGCTTAAAGTGCTAGCGCCAGCCCTGTTAGAGAAAATAGAAACCCCGCTATTTAAGCCGTTAGCCCCAGCATTACCAGACGCTATTAATGAGTTATTCCTGTATAAATTCGAGTTTGCGCCAGAAAATAAACCACTAACACTGCACAAACCGTCGGGCAAAACCGCACTAGAAATCGTGTTTGGAGATTCAATTGCAAAAGCGCCTGTTGCAGTGCGATAAATGGTGGATGCCGCTGAGGTTTGTCCACAATCAAAAAAAGTTGCGCCGTTGGGAGCCACAGCTGCACCGAAACCCGTATAAGCCTGCGGAATGCCAAACAATACACTCCTTAAGCTAGTGCCGTTTGAGCCGCCTAAAACGGACACCGCACTCACCCGCCCATTGACCTTATCCACCACCCCCGCATTCACAATCCTCGGCTGATTCGCCGCAGTTGCTTGCGTGGCGTTCCGAGCATTGCCTGATTGGTCGTACCATGTGGTGACGAATGCAGAGTTAGTACCGACAAACGTGGTCAGCGCAGACTCGTTCAGGTTGCCGCTGGCATCAAAGCCAATGTCCTGTTCAGCGTTGTCGTTGCTGCGACGAACCCGCAGAGCAGCGCCGGTGTATTCGGTTCGCAGCAATCGGGTTGAGTACGCTGCGGCGGCGTTGGGGTACAGGTTAAGCAACGGAGTTGCGCCGCCCCCACCTGGTTGAATAACAACAACCGGCCCCTGCACGACGTTGCCTGATCGCCGTCCACGAGAAGGTGTGATGCCAATGCCGAGCATTTAGAACAGCCCCACCAAGCCTGTTGCGGTCGTGTTGGTGGCAAGCACACGCACAACACGAATCGGCAGCACAGAACCGGCTTGGGCGTTGTTGAATACGACGGGGGTTGTGGTGTCGTACTCCATAAACACAGAGATGTTTCCCGATCCGCCAACATACAAAGCCTTGGTTACGCTTGGCAGATTCACTGTGTTGCTAGGCGTAATTGCAGCAGCGTTGGATGTCGTGCTGTCTGGTGTTGAACTGTAAACGCTCATGCCTCATCCCCTTCTACAGCCGCATTGTCAGAAACGACAGGTGCAGCATCCTCAACCATAACGTGCCAATCCGCATAATTGCGACGAACCATCAAGTCCTCGCTCTCAGCGTCCAGATTGGCTACCTCATCCACGACGAACTCGACCACACCGGCCTCATTCACGTAGTCACGGCAAAACTTAATCATTGCAAATCCCCTGATGTGGGCGGCATGGGTGCAACACCCACAACCCGCCCTGTTTGATCTCGTATTACCTGTTTAGGCTGGCTCAGAGCCGCCTGCAAGCCGCTGTTACCCTGCTGTATGAGTTGACCCAACATGGCGACAGCCTGAGCCATCAGCCCCGCTTCTTGGGCTTGATCGGCTTCTTGGCTGTTTTCTTCATCGGATTGTCGCACGGCATCTTGATTCCCCTTCACACCCGCAAGTTGTTTCAGAACCATCTCGGCTTCCTTCATGCGAAGTTCGGCGAGAATCTTCTGTTCCTGCATTTCCAGCTCCAACTGACGTCGAGCCATGTCAGCCTGCATCTTCTGGCGTTCCAACTCCAGTTTTGCCGCTTGGATTTCCTGCTCGGCCTGCATCTTGGCGGCATCGACCTGCATCTTCATCTGAGCCTTTTCACGCTCAACCTGTGCAAGCAGTTCAGCCGCTTGTGCCTGCGGGTCTACCGGAGGCTCTTGCGGAGGCATCTGGAAGTCGGCAGGCAGGTCATTGACGAATTGCGCTGAGTTCTTAAAGCCTGCCAGTTCGATCATCTTCTTGAGCGTGTTGGCGTATTGCGGAAGGCTTACAAGCGGGTTCTGTGCGCCCAGTGTTTGCAGGATCATTTCCTGCTTCTGAGCAACACCCGCCAACACGTTGAACTTCTCATTGGTCGTGCCACCGCCAAGACCGACAGAGATAGACACATCCATGCCGCTAGACCAATAGCGCGGGTCAATTTGTGCCCACTGCCCACGCAACTTGATGGTGCGGGGCTTATCCTGGTTCACAGTAATGAGCTTGAACACCTTGCGGAAAAGTTGCTGCATACCGTTCGCCAGATGGCGGGTAATCAACTCGATACGGGCTTGCGAGGCTGTTACCTGTGCGCTTGCTGCCGTGGCTGTCGTGTTACGCAAAGCCTCCGCATCCAAGCCCATAGAAGCCTTGCTAATGCCCGTCCTGTCCTCTTTGACACTATCTACATAGGACAGCATTTGCAGACCGTTGGCAGACGTATCCGGGCTTGCCAGAGGCACAAGTGCCTGAGGGTTCTTCATGCGGATAATCGCGCCGACTTCGTTGTTCAGCACATCGTCCACATTGACCTGACCTTCAACGATACCCATGCGGGGGTTAATCGCCTGTGCTAGTGCGTCAAGGGAGTTGCGCCACACCACTGACTTGACCCGCTGAATGTCCAGAAGGTCATCGGCAATACTGGTGGCTTCCACTGCGTTCAGATGTGGCTCAGGGTCTACTGTAAACGCCACGAAAGGATGGTCATCAACTTCCTCCACCGCCAAAATGTGATAGCCGCTGCCAATCGTGCAGACCTTCAGCAACTCCGCAATGCCGTCATTGTTGCGGTCTACGTATGCGTAAGCCTCCACATACAGGGCTTGCTTCATCGCATCATTGATCGTGGCTTCTGCGCCGTCATAACGACGATAGTCCGTCCGGGCGAGGTACAACTCGTTATCGTCCAGGCTCTCGGCGGTGGTATGACTCTCCACTTCCTCGCGGTCATAGCCCATTGCCACAAGGTCACTGACGGTCATCAGGCGACGATGCGCAACGAATGACTCACCCAAACGGGTGTCCCGCCGAGCTACTAGGACTTCTTCGGGAGGAACCTCACGGACGCACACCTTACCCTCTTTGAGTTTGCGGGTAATGGTGGCTTCATACGTGGGGATTTGGACAATCATGCCCGTGGCGGGGTCTTGCTGCTCGGTGAACGCGGTATTCGTCACCTCAATCTCAGTGTCAGGCTCCTGAGACAGCAGCATCAGCATGTCTTGGTCAAGACCGGTGTATCGTTGTGTGCTGGTTCTTTCCTTCTCATCCCACCACGCTTTGACAAAGCCGACCTTCGTAATGAGGGCATCCTTGGCTACAGCGTAGAATGTGGAAAAGAAGTCATTGTCAGCACCGAGCACAACGTGCTGCACGTAATCGGTGGCTTGGTCGGCAATCTGCTCATCCTCTGGCCCTGTGGGGGCAAACTCCACCACACGGTCAGACGAGAAGAACACCCGCATGATGGAAGGCAACATGGACTGCACCACGTCCCGCACATCACGGGACACCATGCGGCTACGTCCTTCTTCGCTCTCCACATCGGGCAAGTCGCCTTGATAATACCTAGTGGCGAGTGCCCTGATGCCGCTCAGTTCCTCATCAACGAAGTAAATAGCGGAGTCAATCTCCGCGCCCACAATGGCTCTAAGTTCTTCGTTGTCCAGTTTCGCCATGACGCGCACCCGTTAAGTTTTCACGATTGTAAGGGGAATCAAGGCGTTACACAATGCCCTTGAGCGAACGCTTTATTGGTGCAGAAGATGTGTGCTCTCGTAAGGAGACACAGGCATATCGAAGCGCGTCATTGCAGTGGCTTGCAAAGCAATGTAGCGGCTTTTCGTAGAAAACCTGCCGCTTTTGGTCATACTCGCGCCGGTATTGCTTAATAAGGTCAATTGCCCTCAAAACAGCGTCTGAGTTGTTAAACCACATCTTAGGCAGGGCCATACGAACAGCGTTAATGCCATCGGCTACTGGCAACATAGGCGCAACTGACGGGTTTATGCCCATCATCTGCAACATCTCAAAACGGCTTTTGCCCGTCCCCAATTCGCGCACCTGTACATCGTGAGGCAGTATGTAGTCGCCCATCGTCCAGTTATTTGCCTTTGCTCGCTCGTCAATCTGCCTTACGTACCAATCAAGCCCTACACCGTGATTCTCTAGGTAATCCAGCATCCTGATCTGACCTGTCGGCGACACTTGATAGAACCATATCGCCGTGTCATCGGACATACCCAAGTCCCAAGCGCAATTAACGCGCAGCATAGGCTCATGCGGCACACTGCCTATGCGCCCTTGCGCTTCCGCCTGCACAATCAGGTCGCCGTAGTAAGACCCCACAATGGCAGCGTCAAACGAGCACTCAAACTCTTGAGCGTATTCGTTATCGCTCATGGCGCGTTTAAGCCTGTCTAGCTCGTCCTGCGGAATGATGTTGGTTTCCGATGCCTTCAACACCTGCACGAACCACTCATCTGACGTTCTGGCGAGCTTGAATGTCTCGCCTAGCAGGTTGCCCCACCCTTTCGGTGTGCCCGACAGGTCTAACCAACCCTGACGGTCAGCAAGCGCGGGGTAAATAATCTGCGTCAGAACGTAAGGGGGGATGTCTTGCGCCTCATCAGCGCAGATGCCGTCAAAGTACAGGCCACGCAACCGTTCAGCGTTCTCAGCGCCGTACAGCCGGATGTTGGCGTTGTTGTGCGCGAACGTGATAGACAGTTCCGACTCATTGACCTTACCACCCAACGCTGTAATCGGGGCGGCGTAGTATTTAAGGTAAGACCATGCAATGTCTTTGGCTTGGATGTAATAAGGCGCCAGATAGCCGAAACGCGGGTTTGGCTTCTGGCACGTGGCCGCTTCTCGGATTAACTTGTTGATGCGGGCGACAGTTTTGCCTGCGCGACGGTGCGCTATCGTGACTGAGTACCGTTTGTCTGACTCATGGTACTGTTCAAAGCAGTCACGTGGCGCATAGTCTATTTCGATGTGGTTTTCCATCCGAAACTTAGTGCAACCGGCTTATCTTCATCGCCGGTCAGTTCAATGGTTGCCAGTTTGGAATGGCAATACGGCGCAGCATCGGCGGCAATCTTGCAAGCCTCTACCTTTTGCCCGTTGTCGAACAACTCGCGCATAGTGTTAAGCATGACCTCAAGCGGGGTAATACCCTGCTCAAGTGCTTTCTTGGCAAGTTCTAACCGTTCTTTGGTCTTGACTGTCTGATGACCAGGCTTTCGACCAGCGCCCGGTCTTGCGCCACCACTAGGCATTTGATCTTCCTCGAATACTCTGTCAAAGCATTTTAGCCAAACAGCGCAAAAATGCAACACATAGCACTGCAACACACCAATCAAACAATCCGCCAAACACGCACCCCGCCGTCAACCGATCTTGCTCGTAGTTTGTACCCTAAAGTGTAAACGGCGTACTTCCTAGCTGCGTAAAACATTTTATCTGAAGTTTTAACCCCCGGTAAAAAAGCGGATTCCCCCGCGTTAAGGTTTTTTAACCACGAATGGTCATAGGAAGCCGGTGTGGAGATTTCAGGAGCCCAAAACGCGGTTCCTTCAAAAATTACGTCCATTTGTTACTCGTAAAAAGTTTAAAATATAAGTTTACTTAAGTAGCAAGTTTATAGCAACATTTTTACAAGTTACAAGATTTATTCGACCACTTCAAACCCACGCAAACCCCGAGAAAACCACTGCTTATTTTTTAAGCAGTGCGCTACCCAGAAAACACCAACTTACGGTTACAAATGAAAAGCTAATCGCTACAGCCATACGCTGCGCACGGTTACGCTATACTCCTTTTTCCTTTATTCTTCTTCTTCTTCTTAAATATATAAAAAACAAGTGTAACTACTGTAACCGCCCCTCTAACCCGCGTGGTTAAGCCAAATCGCGGTTACATTTGAAAGCACTTTTTAAGTGTAACCACAAATGTAACCGGCTTTTCATTTGTAACTTTTCCAACTTTTTTAGTCTACTACGACAACCCCCGGCGCTCTACCTTCGGTTTTTACCCTAAACAACCCTCCCCGGTTACACTTTGTTATGCCTTTTCATTTGTAACCCGAAACGCCAAAAAACAGCGCGGCGCTTACCACTTTTGGGGGATAAGCGCCGCGCAAAAATAAACCGGTTTTAACGCCTCCCGGCCCGCCTACTTGACCTCGTTTTCGTCCTTCTTAACCAGATACCAGTCGTAAATTTCCTTGTTGTTCATCCCGGACAAGTCGGTTTTTGTGTAAAACGTAGGGCAGCGTTCAGGGGCTCCTTCCTTTTTTATGACCGGGCTATAACGAACCCACCCAAGCGCGTTAAGCGCTTCACCTAACCCGTTTTTGCCGCAACCAAGTTCACGCCTTAACATCCTCAGCGTTTTGGCGCTGACTATACCGGTTGCAAAATCCGCGTGGCCCTCGGCTATCATTTCTTCCAAGTCCTGCGCGAAATCCGAGCGCCCGGAGTCCATCATTTCCTGAGCGCCTTCGGTCAGTTTGGGTAGTTTCCTGTGGTCAAAATGCGCTATATCCCGGTGCAGCAGGTAATTAAGCACAATGCCGTAACCGTTTGAATCTCTGTACCACCGGTCAAGGTTCGTGTAATAGCTCACGTCTGTTTTTGGTTTAACCCAAGAGTCCACGGCCAGATAACGCTCGTCACCCTGTTCAATGGCCATGAAATTGCGTTTGTTACTCATCAAAATGCCGCCGGTAACGTCACGCTCTAAAATGACAGCGCCGCCTTTCATGTTCAACACGTTCTTGCCGGTGGCAGTGGGGGCTACGATGGTTTTCATGGCGTTGGCTATGCGTTTGTTCTGCTCTTTCATAACCTCCGGAATAATCACCAGCTTTAGCCCTTTGCGGTAATCCCCCCAGCCTTGCACCAAGTCATCCACCTTGACTTCTTTTGCGCAATGCCCGCCCATAGCGCCCACAAGACCCTTATAAAACAGGTCTTTACCGATACGGTGAGCGCCACGGTGGGCGATGAAAAACGCGGGTTTTTCGCCGACCCGCTGAACAAGGCAAGCCAGGTAATCCAGAACCATGTCTTTGTGTTCTTCATCGGGAAACAAGTAATCCGCGTGTTCAAGCCACGGTGAGGGGTCACCATCTACCGGGGCCTTCTCAAAACCCTTCCAAGTGTTAATGAGCCTGCGCGGGCCGTCTTGGTAAATGATGTCTTTGCGTTTTGGCTCGTAAATATCCACCGGAGCCCACCCCAACCCGTCTGCTTCTGTTTGACGGTTAAGGTTGTTGAGCAAAATCTGTGACGCTGTAAGTTTCTTTTTACCGCCTGACAGCAGGCCAAGATAACGCGAGTCAATACCTGCACGGCTTATCTCGTCGGTGGTGCGGGTGTCGTAGAACTTGTCCCGCGGGGCCATGTAGATGTACCGAAACTCGTCTAAAAATCGGCCCTCTGGTTGCTCACCACCATCTGCGCTTTCTTCCGTGTCGTACAGCTTCCCGGTTTCGTTGATGCGAAGATCGGACGCTTCTAGCCTGTCCATCAGCTTGCGCGAATTGCTGCGCAGTATGTCCAACTTATAGCGGGTAACGTCCTGCACTAGTTGGCCTTCAAGCCCGTGCTGCTTATCAAGCATCCTGACCACTTGGCCACCGGTTATTTTTGGGTGACGGGAGTCCCCGCCATTGCAGTGCCCGTGGTGGCATGAAAACTGTAGCGAGCCGTCTTGCAAAAAGCGGATGGCCGAGCCGTTATCCGCAGCCCCCGTATGCTCGGCAATGTTTGGGCAAGTAACGTCTACCCAGCCTTCGTTGTTTACGCCTTTAAGGTTCAAGTACGGGCGCACCGGATGGTTGCGCACTAACTCTGAGTCCAGAATCTCGTACAACGCGGTTTTTGCGTTACCCCGGTCTACGGTCAGGTCAATGTTAAAGCACTGCGCCAGTTGCGCCATGCTGACCATGTTCTGCGGTTCCCAGTGGTAGATGTAGCACTCGAAAAAGCGCCCTTCGATTTTGCGCTTGGCTTTGGTGTTTGAGCCCATCGGCAAGCGCACGTAACGCGTAACTCCGCGCATACCGGGGTCAACTCCGTTAGGCGCAAGGCCCTGCGCTACAAGCCCATCAAGCAGGTTCTCCACCGCCGAACGGTCAGAACAGGGCTCGTCCAGTATCCAACCCCACTGCTCGGACTTGGCCGAAGTCATCAACTTGTACGATGGCGGCGGCAGTTTGGCGATGTTCTCAGCGGGGATTTTTTCGCCCACATCGTCGGCCACGATAACGAAACACGCGTCAAACTGCGACTTGCGGCGCACTGCGCGGCCCTCTAAGGGCTTGAAAAGCGAGATGGTGTAATACTGGTTCTCTGCCCGCTTAAAGCGCTCCAAACGCGTTGACGCGGGCCCCCCGCCCCAGCAAACAGCTTTGCGCTCTTGGCTTATCTCGTCGGGGTCTTCGGGAAACGCGGTCACGTGAGAGTTACCCCACTCGCTGCCAAAGATCGCCGTCAAGAATGTTTCGTTATCAATCCCTAAGTCCCTGTTGCTTACCAAAGATATGTCCATACTTTTTCCTTTTTGCATTTTCAAGCCGCTTTTTGTTTGTTCTCGTACACCTCTAAACCGCGCTCGATCAGGTGCAGGCAAACCTGATTCAAACTAGCCTTGTTCTCTTGCGCCACCGCCTCCAAACGCTCACGGAAAGCCGCGTCCATGTACAACGCGGTTTTGCTTTTTTTGGCATGACGCGTAAGATTCTGCAAGATAAGCCCCATTTTTCCTCCAAATGACAGAACGATTTTTGCAACGAAAGTGTTTGCAATTTTGCAACCAAAACAATATACTGTCAACCAAGGTCGAGTCGTCATCCACTCGCGGGTGGCCTGACCTGTTGATTGTGTTGCCTGGTGGCGTGGTGCTGTTCGTAGAACTGAAAACCCCAGCGGGCAAGACAAGCAAAATGCAAGATCGTATTCATTTGAAATTGGAAAAAGCAGATGCAAAGGTTTTCGTCATCCGAAGTTTTGACGAGTTCAAAGCGCTTATCGCGCAGTTTGTTGACCCCCGATCAGCAGCAAGCGGTAACTAAGGCTTACGAGGGCAACACTCTTTTAGTTTGTCCGATGGGCGGCGGAAAATCCATAATGGCCGCCACCGCCATCAGCGAGTTAGTGGACGATGGCCACATCAAACGGGTGCTAATCGTAACCACGCCCAAAATCGCCAACACCGTATGGGCTAAAGAGTTTGCCAAGTGGGAGCACACAGCGCACATTCGCGTTGTAGCGGCCACGGCAGACGCGCAAGAACGGTTAGAGTTGATACGCGATCAACGCAACACGGTTGTCGTGGTCACCTTTAACGTCCTGCCGTGGATTAAAGACGAAAAGCTGTTTGGGTTGTTTGACGGTTTGTTGATAGATGAAACCACCAAACTTAAAACGCCCGGCGGCGAACAATTCAAAGCCATACGCAAGGCGCTTAATGGTTTTACGTGGCGCTGCGGGCTTACTGGGACACCGGTTTCTGAATCGTTTGAAGCGCTGTACGCGCAGATGATGCTGATTGACGCGGGGCAGGCGCTAGGTACGCGGTTTGACTCGTACATGAACACCTACTTTGACCCGCAAGACTTCAAGCGCTACAACTGGAAGCTAAAGCCCGGTAGTGCGCAAGCGATCATGCGCAAAATAGCGCATCTGGTTCACACCGTACCGGATTACACGGCAAGCCTGCCGCCTATCAATTACGTCGAACACGAAATAACGATGCCCGCGCAAGTGCAACAAGCGTATGACGCTATGGAGTCTGACGGGGTTTTTGATAATGTAACCGCCGCGAACGCTGCTGTGGCCGTCAACAAGCTAATACAGATTGCTTCCGGGTTTGCGTATGACGACACAGGCGCAGAAGTTCGCCTAAGCGATTACCGGGTACGCGCTTGCGCTGATTTGATTTTATCGCTAAACGAAAATGCGATAGTCGTTTACTGGTTTGAAGCTGACAAAGCCGCGCTTCAATCGGCCATACCTAACTGCGTTTCCGTAACCCCCGCCAATTTGAAAGACGCGGTAGCGCAGTGGAACGCTGGCAGCATACCGGTTCTTCTGGTTCACCCGAGAAGCTGCGGCCACGGGCTACAGCTAGAACAGGGTGGCCGTCATGTGGTGTGGTTAGGGCCGCAGTGGTCACGCGACTTGTGGCTACAGACTAACGCAAGGGTTTGGCGGCGCGGGCAAACAAAACCGGTTTACATCCACACCTTTGTTGCGCAAAACACCATTGACCGCGTTGTAGTTGACCGCGTGATGGACAAGGGCAGTTTTCAAGATTTGTTTAACCAGTACCTACAACAGAAGAAGGACAGAGCATGGCAAAGCATTTGAAGTATGGTGGCTCAACGGCCAAACGGACAGTCAACTGCCCCGGTTGGGTGAAACTTGCTGAAAAGGCCCCGGCTCGGCCTGCTGGCGCTGCGGCTGATGTTGGCACACTGCTGCACGATTGCCTAGAAGATCATTTTATGAAAGACGCTGACTTGGCAAGCATGGTCGGGGTCAAGACGTTTAACGGCCACACGGTAACCGAGCAAATGCTAAACGACATACTGCTGCCAAGTGCCAAGCAGATGAACGGACTTTTGGACAAGTACGAAATTATCGAATACCGGTGCGAACCGTTTGTCACGCTACAAACCGATGTAGGCGGGTCTATTGACCTGATAGGGGTGGCGGGCGACACGGTTTTGATTGCCGACTACAAGACAGGCGGCGAACGTGTAAGCGCGTACAAAAATGAGCAACTGATGTTTTATGCCATGTGCGCAGCAGTGGACAAGAAAACATTTGATTACTTCTACGGGTGCAAGCGCGTGGTGCTGGCCATTGTGCAGCCCACGGTGTTTAGCGAACCCGACATTTACGA